CTCGTATCTGATCTTATTCGCGTTGAGGGACGCAAATGCGGAATTGATGTCGATGAGAGAATCGAAACAGATTCAGCTTATGAGTCTGTGGTAAAGATGATCACATGCGACGTTGTTGGCCGCGCGTTGCGTCAGTCAAAGACAGGTGACCCGTTGAGCCAGGAATCGCAGAGCGGACTTGGGTATTCATGGTCTGGAACATATGCGATCCCGGGCGGCGGCGTTGCGATGTCGCTCATGAATAATGAGAGAAAAATGCTCGGCTTTAGGCGGCAGAGATATGGAGTTATGAAAATATGGGACGGATCACAGGACGAACAGTAATCTTATACGACAAGGTTCAGACGGGCGTAGACGGCTTTAACCGCCCTGTGTACGAGGATGTCCCGGTCACTGTGGAAAACGTCCTTATCGGCATCCCGACAGCGCAGGAAGTCATCGATGCGCTTAACCTTACCGGCAAGCGTGCGGCGTACACGCTGGGCATTCCGAAAGGCGATGCGCATGTATGGACAGACCGCAAAGTGGAGTTCTTCGGAGAAGTTTTCCACACTATCGCCTATCCCGTCAAAGGACAGGACGAACTTGTCCCGCTTGATTGGGGGCAGAATGTTATGGTGGAGCGCTATGGGTAATCTGCAGAAGTTTGTATTAAACCGTGCCGGTGTGCGCGAGCTCATGCAGTCGCAGGAAATGCAGGACGTACTTGTCGAGTTTGCCGGGCAGGTGTCAGATCGTGCAGGTGACGGCTACAGCGTCCACGTCGGCCCGACCCGTGCGAACGTGTCTGTCGTGGCTGATACGGACGAAGCAGTCGGCGATAACCTTGACCATAACACGCTGGAGAAGTCGATAAGATGATAGAACAGATTGTATTAGAATATTTATCCGAACAGATCAGCGTTCCTGTATTGATGGAGCTTCCGGAAGTACCTTCTGAGAGTTTCCCGTCAATGCCGGAACGCTTTCTTGTTCTTGAGAAGGTCGGCGGTAACGAAGCGGATCACATTGGTGATGCTTCTATTGCCATTCAGTCTTATTCTCTTAATTCGCTCTACGAAGCCGCACAGCTTGATGCAGATATGCGTGAAGCAATGCGTGGGATTGTTGAACGTCCGGAAATAAGCGGGATAAGGCTCGCATCTAACTATAACCATACGGACACGCGAACAAAGCGTTATCGCTACCAGAGCGTGTTTGAGATTTTTTACTAAGGAGGCACAAAGCATGGCTGGAATTGCTACCAATGTAACAGCCGGAAAGCCGAACACATCTGGCGCGGTATTTACGGCTCCCGCTGGGACGACGCTCCCTACAAGCGCAAGCGCAGCGCTTGATAATGCGTTCAAAGATATGGGTTTTGTGTCGGAAGATGGAGTGACTAAGAGCACATCCATTTCGACTACAACGATCAAAGAATGGGGCGGAGCTCCTGTTCTGGTGACACAGGACGAAAAGATCGTTTCGGTCAAGCTGAAACTGATTGAGTATAAGCGCAAGGACGTACACAGCTTCGTGCATGGATCCAATAATGTGACAGAGTCTTCTGGAGCAATCACGGTAAAGATTAACGCTGAAGACCCCGGCGAGCAGGCAATGGTCATCGACATGACCCTGCGCGGAAATATCGATTACAGAATGGTCATTCCGAGAGGAAAGATCACTGCTATCGGTGATACCGTGTACAAGTCCAATGAGGCTGTCGCTTATGACATCACGATCACAACGATGCTGGATGATGCAGGATATGCCGTTTACGAGTATCAGGCGCCGCACGCCACCGGAGCAACAGGAACAACATAAGAGGTGCTAAATGATCAAAGGCAGATTAGAGAGCGGGTTTGAGTATGAGCTTGAAGATGATGTGATGGACGATTACGACCTTGTTCTGCTTTTTGGGCAGTACAGGAAAAGCCCGTCAATGGACATCATCGCAGACATTGCCATTAAGATGCTCGGAGAAGAACAGCATAAGGCGCTTATGGATCATCTCCGTGATGACAGAGGGAAGCTTAAAACGTCCGCGATGATGCACGCGCTTGAAGAAATCGAAAACTCTCTGCCTGCGTTAAAAAACTGATTATCCTCGCCGACATGGTGGCAAATTACCACGACGAATTGGTCTGCGACATGGCTGAGACGTATGGGATATTCGACATCAAGAGGGTGCCGGTGCGACTACTGGCTACCCTCGCCGTCGGTCTGAGGGATGATTCAAGGGTTAAACAGGCGAAGTCTAAGATAGCGATTGACGATAATACGATGATGCTCGCTTATATCGTCGACCTGTTGCGGGGCGTGGGTATTGATGATGAAAGTTCGCTTCGCAGGTTTTATTTAAAGCCGGAAGAGTCGCAAAAACAGAACGATTATGACGTATACAGTTCGCCGGAAGAATTTATGGCGAGACGGTACGGGGATAGGAAAGGTTAATTATGGCTACACTAGGACAGGCATATGTGCAGATTGTTCCATCTGCCGAAGGAATATCGAGCTCAATCAGCGATGTCCTGAGCGGGCCTTCTGATAAAGCCGGGCAGGAAGCGGGCGGAAAGTTCGGTTCTGGTTTCGGCGCAAAAATGAAAAGCGGGCTTATGGTGGCAGGCGCTGGCCTTGCGGCTTTCGGAGTCGCCGCGGGCGCTGCTTTTGGTAAGTCCATAAGTGATGTTTCGCAGTACGGCGACCATGTTGATAAGATGAGCCAGAAGATTGGAATGTCCCGTGAGGGCTTCCAGAAGTGGGACTATGTTCTGCAGAGAGCGGGCACGTCTATCGACAGCATGGCACCCGTAATGAAAACTCTGAGCAATGCGGCGGTCAGCAACTCCGAGTCATTCCAGAAGCTCGGAATCAGTCAGGAAGAAGTCGCCAACATGTCGCAGGAAGAACTCTTCGGCAAGACCATCGAGGCTCTTTCGGGCATGGAAGAGGGCGCAGAGAGAACTGCCCTTGCATCCAAGCTGTTAGGGCGTGGGGCGTCCGAACTTGCACCGCTCATCAACGGTGGAACGGACGCAATCCAAGAGCAGATGGATATGGCCGAGAAATACGGCATGGTCATGTCAGACGATGCTGTCAAGGCGTCAGCTGACTTTGTCGACGCGCAGACCACACTGCAGATGACCATGACGGGGCTCAAGAATCGCATGACAGCCGAGTTCCTGCCTGCCTGCACGGATGTCACTAACGGCATCGCCAAGATGTTTGCAGGCGATATGAGCGGGCTGGAAGATATCCAGAACGGCATCGGAGAGTTTGTGGCAAGTATTGGCTCGAAGGTGCCCGACATGATCCAGAAGGGCGGGGAACTGTTTGTTGGATTTATACGGGGCTTGACGGAAAAGATACCCGAACTTGCCACGACAGCCGCCGAGGCTATCCGTAATTTTGCGGAGAATATCGGGCAGGACAGCGAAGGCGGGTCCGAGCTCATCACCAGAGCAGGCGAGCTTATGACTGCGTTCGGCGGGGCTCTGCTCGATGCGGCGGCGGTCCTAATCCCCGCAGTGATAGAGCTTATCTGGAATTTCTTTACAGAAACTGACTGGTTGGGGCTTGCGTCGTCAGTCGTTGAAAATATCAAGAACGGTTTTTCGGAGAATTTCCCGAAAGCAGTTGAGATTGTCAAAAGTGCTGTTAAGGACATCGCCGACAGGCTTGGATTTCCTGGGCTTGCGGATAAGGTCAAGAGAGTTTTTGACGATGTGAAAAAGAAGATTACAAACCCCATCGATAGCGCTAAGTCACTTGTCGACAGTGCCGTATCGAAGATTAAGGGATTTTTCCCCATAAGCATTGGACGGATTCTGGACAATATCAGCCTCCCGCACTTCGATGTGTACGGCGGTGAATTCCCGTACGGCATCGGAGGTTCAGGCTCTCCGCCTAGTTTTGACGTATGGTGGGGCGCTAACGGCGGTATCATGAATCAGCCCACACTTTTTGGAGCAGGTGAGGCAGGTCCGGAAGCAATCATGCCACTCGACCCGTTCTGGGAGCGCATGGACAACATGGCAGATTCCATCATTCAGAGCGTTGACAGCGCGAACGGCGGCGAGATTGTA